TGCCGGAACTCCGGTGGCTTACAAAGTACAGGTACGGGGATAAACATGGCAGAAATACCGCTGGATAAATTGGCCGAAACACTTGGGGCGACACTGGATGAAACCGCAAGGGCTGTCAAGATTTCGACATTTACCGGGATTATCCGGGATACGCGGGTGGATACCGGGCGGCTGCGGGGCAACTGGCAAACGTCAACCGGCAGGCCGGCAGATGGTGAAATAGAACGAAAAGACAAGGTTCCACAAGGCACAGACGGTGGGGCAGCTCAAGAAGAGGTAATGCAAACAGTGAAGGGCGATACTGTAGATTACATCACAAACAACCTGCCTTATGCGGAGGTATTTGAAGAGCGCGATGGCATGATTTCTCGGAATGTCGCCAGGATAGATAGAAACATACGAGAAGCGATAAAGGGAAACAGATGAGTTCTGTCAAAATCGATCAAGCGCTTCTTTCTGCTTTTATTGATGGCGCGTTTTCCATGCCAATAGCCCATGAAAACCTGGCGTTCACCCCAGGCTCTGATGCCTACGCTGAAGTGCTGATCCTGCAAAACGACACGACACCATGGAGCCTGAAGCATAGTAACGAAACTGACGGAATACTGCGCATAATACTTCGTTACCCGGCAGACACCGGCGCAATAGCAGCAAAGCAGAAAGCAGAGGAAATATTCAACGTGTTTAAAATCGGCTCGCGCCATGTTTATGATGGCGCAACCGTGACGATAACGAGCAACCAGCGCGCGAGGGGAGTACAAGAAACAGGATGGTATAAGCTGGTGCTATCCATGCAATATAAAGCATATCTAAAACGCTAACAAAGAGGTAAAAAAATGGCAGACAATATTAACATTTCGGTAGGCACAGAGTTACACATCGCCGCAGCGGAACCGGCCACTTATGACAAGGCCGGGTTCGCCGCACTTTCTTACACTGAAGTAGGCGAAGTGGGTGACATCCCGCAGTTTGGCGGAACGGCCCAAATCGCAGAGTTTACGCCTATAAAGTCGGGCACCGTGAACAAAGCCAAAGGGACAATCAATTACGGATCGAGCAACATCAACCTTGCCACCGTGTTTAGCGATGCAGGTCAGGCTATGATGCAGTCCGGCTTTGATGGTGCAAATCGGAACGTGGTTCACAGCGTTAAGCTGGTCAACGCAAAGATCGGCACCGTGTATTTTACCGCCATGATATCAAGCTGGCAGTATAACTACGGCGATGCCAACACCGTGCATCAGGCTCAGGCCACGCTGGAACTCACCAATAAGCCTGTGGTTGATGCAGACGTGTTTACTGTGACTTACACCGCTGATGCTGGGTTGTACATCGTCGGGCCTTCCGTGCAGCTTGTACCGTCCGGCGGCGATGCGGAACCGGTTTATGCTGCTGAGGATACGGCTACATTCAGCGCATGGGATGACGCCACGGCAACCCAGCTTCGGCATGATACCAATATCACGGCAGACGCGACTTACAACGCCAACGCGGTGTAATAGTTCGGCACTCCCATGCCGATAGGGGATTTCTGTGTTCTCGCTGTCGCATAGAAATCCCCACCTTTTACAACTGACAGCGAAAGGTGACAGCGATGAAAATAAATAAATACAACACACGAGACGCTTGCAACATCCCGAAGCCTTTGAGCCTAAAAGATCCGTTTACCGGGGAAACCATCATCGACGAGCACGGCAAGACGGTTGACATATTCATTTATGGCCTGGATTCAGACGTGGCAAAAAACGCGTTCCGTGACAGGGAGCGGCGCTATGGTCGCCAGGCAACATTGACGCCGGAGCAGGAAGATCAGGCAGGATCCGAGTTTTTGGCCGCGGTAACGCAGGGCTGGAGCCAGAACCTGGAAGATGAAGGTGGCCCGATAGAGTTCACGAAAGAAGCGGCGATTAAGCTTTACAAAGAGAACGGTTGGATCGCAAGCCAGGTATGGCGATTCCACCGGAACCTGGCGAATTACGACCCTTTGCGATAGCCCAGGTCAAGCAGTACGTCCGCGTGCTGGCCTGGTTGCACTCGACACCCAAAAAAGCGGAGAAAACCCGATATGAAATGTTTGAAGGCACAGAAAAAGCAGAAATACCGGAACTGGACTGGGGGCAGCACTTGATTGACATGCTGGCAGAAATAGGATTTGCGCGGCCCGGATCTGCTGGCCCCATCCCGGTATCTTATGCCGAGATCGAAGCCTGGCAGCGGACAACAAATGCAGAATTGCCGTCGAACGAGGCTGTACTGCTGCGCCAGCTAAGCTCTGCATACTGCAATCAGCTTATTGATTCCGAAAAGCCGGAGTGCCCGCGGCCTGATGCAATAGGGCCGCATGATGCAGACGCCCGTGGGAAGGTGGCCCACAATTTCAAAGCCATGATAAAAGCATACAAAAGCGAGCACTGATGGATGTCACACGTCTTACATTAGCTATAGATTCCAGCCAGGTCAAGGGCGCAAAGCGCGATCTTGACCAGATGGAGCAAGCCGGGGGCAGGCTGACTAACCGGATGGGAGGGCTTAGACGCGCCATCGTTGGTGTTGGTGTTGCAGCCGCATCTTATCTGACTTTCCGGGCGGTTGTAGGTGGCTTTCAATCTGTCATTAGCGCGGCGTCCGACCTCGAAGAAACCATGAATAAGTTCAACGTGGTTTTCCGGGGCATGGAGGATCAGGCAGATGAATGGACCGAGAATCTGCAAGAAAATTTCAACATGTCCGAAACTTCGGCCCGGTCCTACCTGGCATCAATCCAAGACATGCTTGTGCCAATGGGCATGGCCAGGGAAGAGGCCGGGCAGCTTTCCAACAAAATTGTTAAACTGTCTGCGGATATCGGCAGCTTCAATAATATGCCCACCGCAGACGTAATGCGTGACATCCAATCGGCATTAGCGGGCCAATATGAACCACTCCGAAAATATGGCGTAATGCTCAGTGCTACCAAGATTCAGCAGGAGGCACTAAACGCTGGGCTGGCGAACACAAAAGACGAGCTTACCGAGGCTGACAAGGCCATGACAGCCTATCGGCTCATCCTGGAGGGATCAGCTGATGCCATTGGCGATGTTGAGCGTTCGCAGGGAAGTTATGCCTACGAAGTGCGGCGGCTGACCGCAAATATTGATGACTTAAAAACCGAAATCGGGAAAGAATTGCTGCCGGTTTTTTCTGATATGCTGGAAAATACAAACCAATGGATTTCCGACAATGACGAACTTTTAAAGCAAAGAATACCTGAATACGTTGAGAGCTTTGCAAGTGGAGTAGAGACAGCCGCGAGATTTATGGGCAATCTGGCTGTAAATGCCCGGAGAGCTTATATTTTTTCCACCGCTTTAATGCGGCCGGATAGAGCGGGGGCAGAAGCATGGAGGCTGATAAGGGGGGAAGTCGAAAAAGCAGATGAACACCTCCGGTCTATGCAGGATTATGACCTCCAAGGAAACATATCCGGCCTTGAAGGCATTGACCGCTTGACCGACCGCATAGAAGATACCGGCGCCGCAGCCGAAGGAATCGCCAAATCCATACAGACCATGGCCGCAAAAACTGACAAGATGGGCCAGAGCTTTGATGTTCTGACTCCCAGCTTTCTTCAAGTTGTAGGCGACCTTGAAGAACAGCGCAAGCAACTATTGATGACCGAGGTTGAGTGGGAAAAATATCAGCGCGTGCTTAAATCCGGCGTTGATCCCACGAGCGACCGGGCAGATGAGATCCGGAATATGGTTGATCGCATTTATGAGATGCGGCGGGCCATGGAATGGGACGAGAAGGCTGGGGCGCCTGCTGGGATCGGCCCGGAAATGGCCGGGGAACATGACGAGGAGATGCGGCGGATACTTGACCGTGATAAGGACACGCGGGAGGGCATCAGCAGCGGGTGGCAGGGCTTGGTTGGCGATATGGAGAACGCATTCGATGGCTGGGCTAGTTATTATTCCAGAGAGTTAAACGACATGCTCTGGGACTCGGAGTTTTCATTTAAAAGAATCGCTGAATCCTTTGGCCGGATGATCACCGAAATGCTGATTCAGTCTGCAATGGCCGATATCATGGGCGAGCTATTCGGTACAGAAGGAAAAAACGGAGAGGGTGGCAAAGCGGGGCTTATCAGTACAGGCATTAACGCTGTCATAGATGCTTGGACGGCATCAGCTAAAGGTAACGTATTTTCTAACGGTCAGCACCTTACAGCGTATGCCCGTGGCGGCATTGTTGATAAGCCTACCGTATTTCCAATGGCGCGCGGGGTAGGGCTCATGGGCGAAGCAGGCCCAGAGGCGGTTATGCCTTTGACTCGAACATCTTCAGGGGATCTCGGAGTGAAAACCGAAGGTAGTAGCCAGCAACAAGCCAACAATATCAAAATCATCAACGTGCTTGATCCCTCCATTGTAGGCGACTACATGGCTACTAATGAGGGCGAGCGCGTGATTATGAACATCGTACAGAAAAACCAGGGATAACTTTATGGGAAACAACATCGGCACCGTAACATCCACCAGCGGCACTTTCAGCCTTGCCCACTACAATATGCTGGAAAAGATCAAGTCTCTGGTCACAGCCGCCGGCCAGGGCTGGACCGTGCTGCGCTACGACACCTCCGGTGACAACCACGAGCTGATCCTCCAGGGCGAAGGTCTGGACGGCACCCAGGAAATCTTTGTGGGTTTTCGCACCTACCAGAATGCAGACGCCGACTATTACAACCTTGTGGCCGCAGCATTCACCGGATATGTCAGCGAAAACAGCTTTGACAATCAGCCCAATGCCATACTTTCCGGCATCCCGGCCCACAACCAGAGCATTGACTACTGGCTTGCCTGGAACGCCCAGCATATCAAGCTGGCAATGAAAGTCGGCACGCCGGTCTATGAATCGGCCTACGTGGGATATCTCCTGCCCTATGCCCGGCCGTCTCAATATCCATACCCGATTGTCTGCGGCGGGATGCTCAATGGTGTGCCAGCCACCCGGTTTTCTGACGCGTCACATTCCATGCCGTTCAAAGGCAACCGGGCAAACATGCGCCTGCGGGATACCAACGGGATCTGGCGGCAGCCTTATTGCTATCCTTACTCAAACGATCAAAACGTGCTGGCCGGTGATCCCAACGCCCTGCGGGATACCGGGAGTTATTATCATCTGATGCCGGTTGAGCTTTTCGACCCGAGCACCAACCTCTACGGCGTGCTGGACGGCATTTATTTTATCACCGGCTTTGACAACACCGTGGAAAACACCCTGACCATTGACACAGTGGATTATGTGGTGATCCAGGATGTTTCACGAACCGGATTTAACGACTATTACGCAATAAGGATGGACGCATAATGCCTTATATTACAGGATCAGCGGCGGATATGGATGCCGTGAAAACGGCTCTGGTCAATGCCTGCACAAGTGATGGATGGACTCAGCAGACCGATGCAGAGGGCAAGACAGTTTTGAGCAAGAGTGGGATTTATGTGCGGGTGGAGGCTCTAGATGATGCCGCTGGCGACTCTTACAACGCGCTGATTGTTTTAGGGCGCACAGGGTTAGACTCTGGAGATGCACCGAATATTGTTCAAATGCGAGACTGGAACGAATTAATCACCTTGCCTGTGGTTTATCATATTTTCACTTTTACGGCCGAAGTTTTTATGGTCATTAGTTGGTCTGATAAATATCAATGGGTTGCATTTGGGCAGTCACCACAATCCGGCTTAACAGGGACAGGTAATTGGGTAGCGGCTTCATTTGGCGGGGCGTCATTTTATAGCAAAGCAGGGTTTAAAATGACTGCCTCCGGCGACGTGTATAGGTTGACAAGCGTTGCTCCGGCGTTGTTCTGGGCGAATCAATATTTTGATTACAACAGCGTTAATAATGGGTGGGTCCATAATAATATGGAAACAAGTTACCCGTGGGCTTTGGGGAATGGAAGTAATTTAGCAGACCCTATAGGGATCAAATATTTAACCGAAATAATAAAAACACAACCCAATGCTTTCAACTCTGAATCTGTGCTGATGCCAATTCGTGCTTACAAAGTAAGGCCGGAAAATAAAGTTAGTCAAATTCTTGAAATAGAAAATGCAAGACATATTAGGGTGGACAATTATAACAACGAGCAGATTATCACTCTTGGTACTGATGAATGGATGGTTTTCCCGTATTATAAAAAAGATATTAACAATCGAAATGGCGGAACTAAGATAGACCACACCGGCACCTTTGGCTGGGCAATAAAATACGAGGTCTAATAATTGGCGACACGCGACGGCCAAATAACCGCTATAGGCATAGCGGGCATGACGGAAACAAACCGGGGCAACCTGTCCATCGGCTTGTGGGGTTATGATCCGGCTGAATATCTGGACCTGACCACGGGGCAGGCGGCTGCCACAACCCTGCATCAGCAGCGGGTGATCAATTATCCGTCCGTGTTTGCGCCGGGGCTTTCCGGGCAGATCACCGGCCATTATTTTGATGATTTTTACAACCGCATCCATGTCAACCCGAACCCCTTGGCCTTGGGCAATCTATTGTCCGAGGAAACCCGGCAGGCTTACGTGTGGAACGCCTTTTTTACAGCTCAAACACTTGACGCGGTGACAAAGGAAGACGCCACCGGCATTAGTGTCACAGAACCTGAGGCCGCGCCGACAGACTACGCCCCGTTGGAGGAAAAGACGTATACCATTGCCGTGTCCACCGCAGGTCCGCCAACAATTCAGGCCAGTATCAATTTTGAATTTGCCGTCTATACCATCACCCTATCCATCACCGGCAGCCGTATGACCCTGTGGCGTTGGATACCCCAACAGCAATACACCGAAACCCTGGCCTGGAAAACCAACATCCTGCAAACCAGGGCAGGTGAACAGCGCATCGCCATGCGGGCCGCCCCGCGGCAGATCTTTGATTTTAGCTTCTTTCGTCCCGCCCGGGAAATCTCACAGATCCGGACAGTGGTGGACAACTGGAGCCACCAGGTGTGGGGGCTGCCCGTTTGGAAAGAAGCGGCCGCCGGTGTGTCCGCCGCAGCCGGGGTGGTCTCCATTGATTGTGATACCGCATACCGAGATTTCCGGGAAGACTCCCTGGCTGTGCTATGGGAGTCGGCAGACAAGGCCGAGGCGGTCAACGTGACAAATGTCCGATCCGATGGCATTGACATTGACCCGGCATTGCAAAACGATTTTGCAAATGCACTGGTGATGCCCTTGCGCCGGGCTTTAACGCCCGAGGGGGTGAACTTTACGCGCGGCCGGGCGCAGGATTACTCGGAAGCATCCGCGTCTTTTGTCGTGATCGACAATGAAGACCTGTCCGCATCCAGATCCGCAACCCTCTGGCAGCCGGGTATATCCATTACCAGCGGCGAGCTTTACAGCCCGGCAAACGGGCTGATTTACGAAGCACAGGACACCGGCACGGCCGGCGATGCGATCATCTGGCCCAAGACCCTGGGCGCAACCGTTACAGACACAAACAGCATCCCATACGAGTGCAAAGGCTTTGGCACCGCCCAATATGCCGGATATGATGTGCTCGCAGACGGTAACATCATCGTTGGCGAAATGTCCGAGCGGATCAACATTCCGCTTACGCAAATCGACAACGGCCAGGGGCCGATCACCATTGAAACCAAGCAGGATTATTCCCGTTTCCGGCGCACCATGGGCAAGTACACAAAGACCCTGGCCGCATTGTGGCAATGGCGGCAATGGCTCCATTCCAAATATGGGCGGCAAAAAGCGTTCTGGCTGCCATCCTGGAACCGGGACATCCATCTGGCCGACACGATATTTTCAGCCGAAGTTCAGGCTGAGATCCAGCCTGTTGATTTAGCCGTGCATGGGGATTTTCCCATTGACTGCATGATCCGGCTGGCCAGCGGCACCATCTTTTTCCGGCAGATCACGGGCGCCGAATACCTGGCAAACGGCAACGAGCACATCACCGTTGACAGCGCGTTCGGCCGGGACCTGGACCCGGCAGATATTGATTTATGGTGTTACATAGACCTGACGCGCTTTGATTCAGATCAGATCGAGCTTGAGCATCAAAACCCGTACATCATGCAAACCAATATACCAACAATGAGAGTGCCTAAATAATGGGATTCACAGACCTTGCATATAGCGTGGCGGGTAGTAAGCCCTATGAGCTTTACGACTTCGTGCGCGGCACATGGTCAATGTATTTAACGACACGGGACACAGAGCTTTATGTTTCGGACAATCAGATTTACCGGCCAACAGCAATTAAGCGGTCAAAGATCCGATATGGCGAGGAACTAAACAAGGACTCCATCACTTTGACAGTGCCGAGGGGGCATGATCTGGCTGCACAGTTCGTCAATATCGCACCCGAGCGCACCACCAGCGTCACTATCCGGTTAATGCAGCGGGACTTGACTATCAATGATGCCCTGGTGATTTGGAAAGGCAGGGTCATTGGCGCGGAACCACGTGGCGAGGTGATAGAGATAAGCTGCGAGTCGGTTTACACATCTATGCGCCGGGCCGGGTTGCGGTATAAGGCCGAGCTGATCTGTCAGCATTCGCTTTATAGTGCAGACTGCGGGGCAAACCAGCCGGAAAAGCGGGTGGATGATACCATTGCTAGTATTTCCGGCACCACCTTGACCATGAACGTGACCGGCACTTATGATGATGGGTGGTTTTCTGGCGGCATCCTGGAATACGGCGGGAATGCCCGGTTTATCACAAGTCATTCCGGCAACACCATCACAATTTCCCGCCCGCTGGCCGGGCTGGGCATTGGCGAATCTGTGGCCTTGTATCCGGGGTGTGATCGAACCATGAGCACGTGCAAAGATAAATTCGACAACTTGGATAATTACCTGGGGTTCCCGTGGATACCCCAAGAAAATCCGTTCCAGATAAGCATCAAATAAAGGATTTAATATGGCCTGGCCAGCAATCATAGTAGCGATAGCAAAAGTTGTCATAGCCATTGCTATTTCATATCTCATGCAGCAAAAGCCCAAGTTTGACCAACCGAATCCTGCCGGCCTGGATGCTTTTGAGGTGCCGACCGCCGAGGTGGGTCGGCCATTTGGTGTGTTATTCGGGCGCAAGGCCATCAAAAGCCAAAATATTGTCTGGTACGGAGACCTTGGCATTGATGAGATCGAGGAAAAGGTCAGTACCGGGATGTTTTCAAGTACCAAAATAACAAAGGGATACAAGTATTTTCTCGGTATGCACATGATTCTTTGTCACGACCTGGATCGCATACTGCAAATCAGCATTGACGGCAATGTGCTTTGGTCTGGTGATACAAGCACAAATGGAAACGTGGCATCCATTACTAAACCGAACTTTTTTGGCGGTGAATCCGATGGTGGCGGCATCGAAGGTGACTTGGAGCTATTGCTGGGCCTACCGGACCAGCAGCAAAACAGTTACCTTAAATCACAGCTTGGCGATTTTGTCCCTGCCTTCCGTGGCGTGGCCAGCGCAGTACTAAAAGGCCGAACGTATAAAACCATTGGAAGCATTGACTTGCACGGGCACAGCGGAGCCTATTTAATTGAAACCGGCGTGGTTTCTGGTGCGCCTTTGGAAGCCTGGACGCTTGAGTGCATTGAAGAAGTGGACGGCGGCGGGGTTTTTTCCGTCACCGGGTCTGTTTCCGGTGATCAAGGCACAGCCACCGTCAATTCCCATTACGATAATGGGATTATTGAATTCACGTTGATGAACTTCTTTCTTACACTTCAGTTCGGCACACAGGCGGATTTTAAGCTTGGTGATATGGTAACCTTCTCCGTGGTCCGGCGCAACAGCAACGGCTTTTCCGGTATGTACCTGGGCACCAGCGAGTATCTGAAATATTGGGTGATCTGGGGTGAAAAGATATATGATGATTGGTATCCGGAAAAAGCGCAGATCGGCTCCAATGGCGATATGAATCCGGTCCACATCTTGTATCAGGCCATCACAAACCGAAAATTCGGCATGGGCTATGATCCATTAGATGTTGATGACGCGACTTTCCGGGCCGTGGCCGATACCCTCTATAACGAGGGCTTCGGCTTGTCCATGCTTTGGGACCACGGCAGCACAATGGAAGACTTCATTGGCGAGGTGCTCAAGCATATTGATGCCAGCTTGTTTACCGATATTCACACCGGCAAGTTCACGCTCAAGCTGATACGTGATGATTATGACCCGGCCACTCTGCCAGTTTTCAACGAGAACAATATAACCAAAGTTGATTCTTTTCGTAGACGCACGTTGGAAGACATCAGCAATTCCGTGACCATCAAGTTTTGGGACCGCGAAACCGGCAACGTCGGATCAATATCCCGTGCCGATATTGCGATGGTCTCCCGTGTTGGCATCACTGTCAACACAGAGATTGACTACATGGGCGTTGCCAATAAGGAGCTGGCCGAATTTATCCTTTCACGTGACCTTCGGGCGCTGTCCACTCCAATGGCAAATGCGGTGATCAACACGACACAGGAAGGCTTGCAGCTATCTCCCGGCGAACCGTTTGTTTTTTCGTGGGACCAATACGGGGTCACTGAAACCATCATGCGAGTAACCGCCGTGCAGTACGGGGCCTTTGGCGACTCCAATATCCGCATCGAGTGCGTAGAGGATATCTTTGCTATAGCATCAGCCACCTATACGGCCCCACCGCCGAGCGGATGGGTTTCTCCGAAAAGTGAGCCCGCACCTTGTCCGGTCCATGCTGCCATCGAAACGCCTTACTATAAGGTAGCCCGGAAGATTGGGGCCACGGAAACCGCTGCCCTAGCCGATACCGTGGGCTATGCTTCCTTGGCCGGTGGCAAGCCGTCAAGTGATGCAAGCAGCATGGAAGTGCATTACAGCGACGACAATTCCGAATACGAATTTGAAGAAACCAAGCGGTTTGCCCCATACGCAGAGCTTGTACAAGGCACCGTCCGCACCAACACTGTGTTGCAAGTATCCTGGCAACGCGGCCAGGAGTTTGCCGTGCCCGGCACCTGGGGTATCATTGATGACGAGATCGTCCGGATTGATGCCGTGACAGATAACACGGTGCAAATCGGGCGCGGCTGCTTGGATACCGTACCGGCAAAGCACAGCTCCGGTGCTTATTTGATCTTGATTTCAGACTGGCTGGCAACCCGGCAGGAAAGCAACAATGACGGCGATATAGTCTATGGCAAAGCCCTGCCCCGGACTCTCAAAGGCACACTGGATATAGCCGATGCCACAGCCCAAAGCATTGCAATGAACTCCCGTTTAATCAGACCATATCCCCCGGCCCGGGTGCGGCTAAATGGCAACGCTGAACCAAGCGAAGTGATCGGAGATATCACGCTTACCTGGCGGCACCGGGACCGCACCCAGCAGCTCGGCTCGGATCTGTATGCCGACAGTCAGGATGTCAACATCGGCCCTGAAACCGGGGCTACGTATATCTACGAAGTGCGCAAGGCAAGCGATGGTGCCCTGCTTGACAGCGGGTCATCTATCAGCGGCACCACGGAGATTATAATTAATGATGATATCGGCTTTGACGGCGAGGTGGCTATCACGCTTTGGTCTGTGCGGGACGGTTATGCAAGCTGGCAGAAGCAGTTAAGATCGTTTTATTACTGGCGCAATCATCCGATTGTTACTGAGCTTGGAGAATACGTCTTAACCGAAGACGGGAACTATTTAATAATCGAGGAGTAATAATGGCAAAAAAACTAAGTGAGATCCTTGCAGAATATGGGGATATCGAAGTTTCGGGCAATGACGTTGTTCATGTTTCACAGGACGACGGGGCGGGCGGTTATGTTGTAAAGGCCTGGACGCCCGGCACGGCTGCGAACTACGATGACGACCGCTACGCACACCGATCAAACAATCTCTCCGATCTGGCCAGCGCCGCAACAGCCCGCCAGAATCTCGGAGTTGAAATCGGCGCGGATGTGCAGGCATATATCAAGCACAATCTCACGGCCACCGGTGCTCCAACGGCCAATGATGATACCTCAATGGGGTATCAAGTTGGGTCTGTCTGGATCGACACCACAGCAAATCCTAGGGAAGCATACCGGTGCGTGGATGCCACAGCCGGAGCGGCGGTCTGGGTCAACACGTCCCTGGAGATTGGCGAGCTTGGCACGTTAGCTAATCAGGATAAAAACAATGTAGACATTACTGGGGGCATAGTCTCCCCGGATACCGTGGATGGCGATCAACTCCCGATAGACTGGAACCCCACTAACTACACTCCAGATAGCTCTATCTCTGAAGCTGACGATGCCAATGATCTATCCGCTCACTTAAAAGGTATAGATAACGCTCTTCTACCAGTAGCACCAGACCCATTGCGCCAACGAGTTGAAGCCGCCACCGGCGGCCAATGCACGGTTCTATATGATGATGTCGGCCTGCCAAGTTACATGCGTATCATCCCTGCAATGACAGCAGATACACTCATGAGCGGCATGCCAACCACTCTGCACCCGGCGTTTCTTAAAAACGGGGTTAAGATCCCGGAGTTGTTTATCGGCATGTTCCAGGCCTATGTTATCGGTGGCAGGGCATACAGCCTGCCTTACAAAAACCCAACGGTGAACGTGGATTTTGACGCTGCACGTGGGTATTGCACGGCCAAGGGTGCGGGCTGGCATTTGATGACAAATTGGGAGTGGGCGGCCGTGGCGCTGTGGTGTATGAAAAACAGCTTTGAACCGCGCGGCAACACGAATCACGGCCGGGCGCATGATGCCACATATGAGACCGGC